AGGTTTGGTGAAGCAATGGCAATGATAAGAGCAGAGATTAATGAATGTCCTGAGATAGTCAAGAATGCACCGTACACACAATCAGAAATATGTGGGACATGGGAATATCCATTTACTAGAGAACAGGCAGTCTTCCCTAATCTACCAAAAAATAAGTTTTGGCCAGCAGTTAATCGTATAGATAATGTACATGGAGATAGAAATTTGGTATGTGCCTGCCAGTAGACAGTTGAAAAAGTGTCCACTAGCTTGACCATTGGTCGTGTGAACCGCTATAATAATAGTATAAACAAACAAACACGATGATCAATCAAGAAGTAAAAGGCACACTTGCCAAACTACTAGCAACAGAAAATCTAACTGTAGAGCACCGTAAAGTTTCTACCGCTTGTTTCGATGTTGAAAAGCGTCTCTTGATTCTCCCAATCTGGAAGACCGCTTCTAATACTGTATATGACCTTTTAGTTGGACACGAGGTAGGACACGCTCTCTACACTCCTAACGATCCTTTTGGAGATGCACCTCAAGCATTTGTAAATGTAATTGAAGATGCTCGTATTGAAAGGTTGATGAAGGAGACATATCCTGGTCTTCGTAAGTCTTTCTTTGATGGTTATGTAGAACTCTGGAATGATGATTTCTTTGGTGTAAAGCATGAAGAACTAGAGAATCTTCCTTTGATCGATCGTATCAATCTATATTTCAAAGGCAACCGTTCAATGCCTTTCCAAGAGAACGAACAGCATTGGGTAGATAAAGTAGGTGCTACAAAAACATTCCAAGATGTTGTTGACCTTGCTAACGAAATGTATGGTCATGCTGAAAAGATTGAAGATGCAAAACCAAAAGTTGATGCAGAAGATCTTCTAGATGATCTAGAAAATGCTATGTATGAAGAGGGTGAAGAAGGTGAAGGACAAGGCGAAGAGATTGAGAGAGAAATAGATCTCAATAGTCAAGGTCGTTCAACTAATCCAACTCCATCTTCTGATTCATCTGATACTAACTCTTCAGAAGATTCACAACCAGTAAATACATCTAGACCAAGTGGTATTGGTGGTAATCAAATGACTTCTAGTCATGATGAGACTAAGAGTATTACCGAGGAAGCACTTTCACAGGCACTAGAAACTCTTGTTGATGAGGATGCAAGAGAGTGGGTTTATCTAACTCTACCTAAAGTCAATATTGACAAGATCATTATTCCTCACGAAAAAGTTCAAGAAGATCTTAGATTCTTCTTCTATGGTCAGGCATTTGCAGATAAAGATGCACTAGATCATCACATGGATAATCTAAGTTATGCTGTTAATCATTTTGAGAAATACAAGAAAGATGCACAGAAGTCTGTTAACTATCTTCTAAAACAATTTGAAATGAGAAAGTCTGCTGATGAGTACAAGAGAGCAGCAACATCTAAAACTGGTGTTATCAACACTAACACTCTTTACAAATACAAACTAACTGATGATATATTCAAAAAAGTCACAGTAGTTCCTGAGGGTAAGAATCATGGTCTAGTAATGTATCTTGATTGGTCTGGTTCTATGAATCATCAACTTCTTGATACTGTAAAGCAAGTATTCAATCTAGTATGGTTCTGTCGTAAAGCACAAATTCCATTTCGTGTATATGCTTTCCAAAGTGGATACAGTTATGGAGGATATGGAGAGAGTAAGATGCATGAGGGTGTAACTCCAAAAGCAAACTCTCTTACCCTTGATAGTTCTTTCAAACTCTTTGAGTTTCTTTCATCACGTCAAAACAAAAGATCACTTGATGAGTCTATGAAGTTACTCTATACTCAAGCATTCGCAATGAATGGATATCGTCTAAGTTATAGTCAAGAGTATGGACTAGGTGGCACTCCTCTAGCAGAAGCAATGATGTGCACTCGTCAAATTGTTGCTGAACTAAAAAGACTTGAAGGTGTTACTAAGGTAAACGTTGTATGTCTAACTGATGGAGAGTCAAATCCTATGAGTTACATGAGAGAATATCGTGAGCACGATGATGGTTATTACTATAGGAATGATGAGTTTCGTATCTCAAGTATTCAGTATTCACATGGAAAAGTATTCTTCCTTCGTGACCCTGAGACAGGATATACTCGTAAGATCAGCGATAGTCCTTATGAAACTACTCAGACTCTGGTTAGTTACATGAGAGAGATTACTGATTACAACTGGGTTGGTATTCGTATCTGTAGTAAAGGAGAACTAATGAGACTTGTTCGCTCACTATCTTTTGAAGAAGACTTTGCTCAGAATATTGACAAGCAATGGAAGAAAGAAAAATTTGCTTCCATCAAAGAGAAAGCAGGTTTTACCGAGTCTTTCTACATCCCTGATAGGGGAACTGGTTATGGAACTGAAGACCTTGAAGTTAAAACTAAAGGCGAAGTTGCAACCAAAGCAGAACTACAACGTGCATTCAAAAAGCACATGGGTTCTAAAATGACCAACAAAACAATCCTTAATGCCTTTATCGAGCAAGTAGCATGAAATGTAAAGTCCAACTATTCACTGCAGGTACAATCTTTTATGAGGTTGTACAATGCAGAGACTACGACCACGCTAGAAAGATAGCGGAGTCACGCAATCCTGATTGCCAAGTGATGAGTGTGACAGCAGTGTTCGATTGACAAACTGTCCACTCCCCCTACACATAGCAGTTTCATCTGCTATACTAATAGTATAAACAAACAAACAAGACTCATGCCTTTTGAACCAAATCCTGTGACAACTGAACAACTCGTTCAACACTTAACTGATAATGTTGGTGTTGAGGTAGGATGTTCTGACATTCGTAATTCAGCAAAAGAACTAAGTGTATCTTATGCTACTGCCTGTAAGAGGTTGAAGTCTTATAAATCAGGTATTGGCAAATGGAACTTGACAGCACAACAAATTGAAGAGTGCTTCAAGAAACCATCTGCAAAACCTGCAAAGGAAGTTTCATACATCCCAGAGAAAGATGGTTCCTACGTCCCTTTTGGTAACTTCAGCAATGTTCGCAAAGTTATCGCGTCCGATAAATTCTATCCTGTCTTCATTACAGGTCTTTCTGGAAACGGTAAGACTCTCTCAGTTGAGCAAGCGTGTGCGTCAACTAATCGAGAATTGATTCGTGTCAACATCACAATCGAAACTGACGAGGACGATCTTATTGGTGGGTTTCGTCTTGTTAATGGCGACACTGTTTGGCACAACGGACCTGTGGTTGAAGCTTTGGAGAGGGGAGCTGTACTCCTTCTAGACGAGATCGATCTTGCATCAAACAAGATTCTATGTCTACAATCTGTTCTAGAAGGTAAAGGTGTATTCCTCAAAAAGATTGGTCGTTATGTAAAACCTGCTCAAGGATTCAATGTTATTGCAACTGCAAATACTAAAGGTAAAGGCAGCGATGACGGTCGCTTTGTTGGAACTAACGTTCTCAATGAAGCATTCCTAGAGCGTTTCCCAATCACTTTTGAGCAAGAGTATCCATCTGCTGCTATCGAAAGCAAGATCCTATTGAACCAAGGATGTGATGCAGAGTTTACTGAGATGCTTATCAAGTGGGCAGGTGTTATCCGTAAAACATTCTTTGACGGTGGTGTTGATGAAGTCATTACAACTCGTCGTCTAGTTCACATCGTTCATGCACATCAAATCTTTGGTGATCGTCTAGGTGCAATCACTAACTGTGTCAATCGTTTCGATGATGATACTAAGCAATCCTTCCTCGATCTTTATACAAAGGTTGACGCACAGGAAGAACTAGAGTATACTGAGGGTTGAGAAATACCCTCTCTATATTATGAGAAAGTACAGCGAGGATGAGATCCTCAAGGAGATTTCAGAATACATCTCCAACACATACAAAGGTCATTATTCTGTCGGTAACGTTCAGACTCTTGACCTTATTGATTCTGTTGGTGACGCTGAAGCATTCTGTAGAAGTAATGTTCTGAAGTATGCTTCACGTTATGACAGAAAGGGGTCAGCAAGGAAAGACATCATTAAGATCATTCATTATGGAATGTTGCTACTCCACTTTAACGACAAAACTGCTAAAGCAAACGAAGCAGCAGTAAACAATCCTACATCATTTTCAGTTGACTACGATCGATGACAGTTATTTCACAACCAACTATTGAAGTTTTAAAAAACTTTTGTGCCATCAACAAATCTATTGTTATCAAACCAGGTAACACAATCTCCACACTAAGTCTTAACAAGAACATTCTTGCTATCGCTGAAGTCGAAGAACAATTTGATTCTCAGATTTCAATCTATGATTTAGGTGTTTTTATTGGAGGTTTGAATACTTTAGATGCACCAAAAATTGACACATCAAATGAGAATTATGTAACTGTAAGTGATAGTTCTGGAATCTATAAGTCTAGATTCTTCTATGCTGATCCAGATATCATTACTCAACCACCAGAGCGTGAGATCACACTTCCATCTGAAGATGTAAAGTTTCGTCTTCGTACTAATGACTTAGATAAACTTCAAAGAGTTGCAAGTATCTATTCTCTCTCAGATCTATGTCTAGTAGGATACAAAGGTAAAATGGAATTGCAGTTGACCGATAAGAAGAACGATACATCTAATAGTTTTTCTGTTAATGTTGGTGAAACTAATGATGAGTTTTGTTACTGTTTTAAAGTTGAGAATCTAAAACTAATCAAAGGTGATTACAATGTTACTGTGAGCAAAAAGAATGTTGCTCTCTTTGAAGGTGATCAGATCAAATACTTTATTGCACTAGAACCTAATACCTAATGTCAAATGATTTTTTATGGGTGGAAAAATACAGACCGAAGAAAATCGAGCACTGTATTCTTCCATCAGATGTGAAAGAAACTTTTAAAGGTTTCGTAAAACAAGGAGAGATACCAAATCTTCTACTCTCAGGAACTGCAGGTGTTGGTAAAACAACTATTGCAAAAGCATTATGCACTGAATTAGGAGCAGACTTCTATGTTATTAATGGATCTGATGAAGGTAGATTTCTAGATACAGTACGAAATCAAGCAAGTAATTTTGCTTCTACGGTATCACTTACTTCTACAAGTAAGCACAAAGTCCTTATCATTGATGAGGCAGATAATACTACTCCTGATGTTCAACTTCTATTGAGAGCAAACATTGAGACGTTTCAAAAAAATTGTAGGTTTATATTTACTTGCAATTTCAAGAATCGTATTATTGAACCTCTACATAGTAGAACTACTGTTGTTGAATTCAACGTTAGAGGAAAGGTAAAACAAGAACTTGCAGCAGCATTCTTTGAAAGATGTCGTGGCATTCTAACTGCTGAAGATGTTCCTTTCTCAGATAAGGTTGTTGCAGAAGTTGTTAATAAGTATTTCCCTGATTTTAGGAGAACACTTAACGAACTTCAAAAGTATTCATCAACTGGTTCAATCGACACTGGTATTCTAGCAGCACTAGGTGATGCTAATATGGATGCACTTGTTGCAGCATTGAAAAGTAAAAAGTTCAATGATGTTAAGAAGTGGGTTCATGCTAATCTAGATGCTGATCCTGTATCTATTATGAGAAAGTTGTATGATAGTGCATCTTCTCTAATGGATGGTCCTAGTGTTGCTGCAGCAGTTTTAATTATTGCTGAGTATCAATACAAATCTGCCTTTGTGGTAGATCAAGAGGTAAATCTTCTTGCTTGTTTAACACAAATAATGTTGGAGTGTAATTTTAAATGAATCTTTTTATATCATGTCCACCAGTGTATACTCTACCTGGTACTTGGACTAAATGTAATGCAATTATTCCACACTACAATGCTGACCCTAATCAGACATTTGGTATATCACTTTTAGTAATCTTAGTGTTATTATCAGGGTATGGAGTCTATAAAGCATTCTTTAATAATAAAGATCTAACAGATCAATGGGATGATCACGATGACTAAACTAATGAGAAAAAGAGAAAAGATCAGAGCACAAGTAAAGTCTAGATTTTACTATTTGTTCTGGGGAACTGCAACTCTATCTGTTGTGGCAGGTCAAATTTATCTTGGCACATCTTATCGTGCTATGGCAAGATCAATGAATAGATGGTTTGAAGAGACCATTGATATTATAACCATGCCACATACAGCACCTAGAGATAGAGGATACTATCAACCAATGCCTTCCTCACCAGAGGATTATGAGAGATATCCAGTTATTCAATGATCACAAAAGTTGCTTTAAAAACACCTCTAAGATATCCTGGTGGAAAGTCTCGTGCTGTAAAAAAGATGGCACAATTTTTTCCAGACTTTAGTCACTATACAGAATTTAGAGAACCGTTTTTAGGTGGTGGATCTGTATCATTGTATATCTCTCAAGTTTATCCTCATTTAGATATTTGGGTTAATGATTTGTATGAACCCTTGTATACTTTCTGGAAGATGTTACAAGTAAGTGGTGACAAACTTACAAAAGAACTAACTGAACTAAAGTCTAGGTATCCTGATAGGGGTAGTGCAAGAGGATTATTCATTGAGGCAAAAGAATACTTAGAAAAGAAACCCAAAGAATGTGACCCCTTTCGTAGGGCAGTCGCATTCTATGTTGTAAATAAGTGTTCTTTCAGTGGTTTATCTGAGTCATCTTCTTTTAGTCCTCAGGCATCTGATTCAAACTTCTCAATGAGAGGTATTGAAAAACTTAAGTATTATAGTCAGGTTATTAGTAGATGGCAGATCACAAACCTATCATATGAAAAATTATTAGAGGATGATGAGGATGTATTCATATATCTAGATCCTCCATATGACATCAAGGCAAACTTGTACGGTAAAAGAGGAACTATGC